ACATTTTCTGCTAAATCATAATTACTATAGTAATGTCTATCAGTTTTAGATTTAAAATTTAATATTGATCTTAATTTATAATCTAATCCTTCAAGTTTTCCAACATCACTAATATACATATCATGACATTCCATTAGCGTAGATAACACTCTGTTTAAATCATTGTAGACTTCTAATAATTCAAGTCTTTGCTCGTGTGTAATTGTAAAAGTTTTAGGCATCTATATATCCTCCCTCTATTAATTCTCTTGCGGTTCTACCAAACATGCCTTGTAGTTTCCATGCAAGGCCTGAATCAACTAGATACTGCCATGCTTCTAGGTATTCCTCTTCTGAATCACAACGTTCAAAACCCTCTGCGATTCCTATTGCTTTGTATTGATCTATCATTTTTTTTTCCTTTCTAATTAAGTTAATACAGGAACCATATTACCCCTTTATTTTTATAAGTCAAATGTTTTTTACACAATTATTTTTATCAAAGTGTAGGATGTGATAAGTAAAATAAATCAGAGATTTTATAGGTAGGTTAAAAGTCAACTAGCTTTTTGTCTAAAAGTATGATATAATAGAACCCATTCTAGAAGCAAAGATAAAAAAGAATAATAAATAAAATATAAAATAAAGTTTATATCGTTTTAATAAGTTTTAATAGTCTTAATATTATTACTTAATCTTTTTTATATAGCATGATTATATCATGGTATGATTTTCAAGGCCATAGTCTATTTATAAAATTATGGCCTTTTCTTATTAATAAATATGATCTTTTTTTATAAAATGGTATTGACTTTTTAATGTGAATTATGGTATAATTGCAAGGGTAAGGGGAAGCTATAAGATAAAGAAAAGGGGCTATTGTTAAGCCCCTTTTTTATTGCTTATTATTTATAGGTTTTAAGCATGATCATTGCATTTTGATTCGTTTTATGCCTTGCAAATATAACCGCTTGATCATGCGCCATAACTTGCTTATATTCTGCTAGATATTGATTAAACATTCTAGTGATATCTTGCTTCATTTTGTTTGATAATTCCATGATAACCCCTTTATATATTGATTATTAAATAATATAAGTATATTAAACTTATATAAGATATGAAAAAGAATACTTTAGTTATTAGATTAATCATATAAAACCCCCTTAATGTAGTTTATAAGATATTGCTTTGATGTTTGGATTCCAACACTTACGGCAGTCATTACACTTTCCGTCTTGCTTGTAACTTTCACATTCAAGGCCTATAGGGTTTATAGTGTGAACATTAGATACAACTATATTTTTAATGTTCTGTAATGACTTTGGTATGATAACGGCTTTATCAATAAACATTGCGGATAACCTAACGATTAAGTTTTTAGGGATCGTATGATCCTTCGCATAATCTTTGATAATAGAATATTCTCTTGTCGGTATCCAAAATGAAGTTTTTGGCATGGCCTTTGCTATTAAGCAAATTTTATGAAAGTGTTCTATTGATTGAATATCGCCAGAATCATGCCATCTAAAATATGGTTGATTATTAATTAATTTAATCATAGCATCAACCCAATTTTTGCTTTTGATAGAATGAAGCCTCTTTTTTTGCATAGGTAATATATTGGATTTAAAGCGATGATAATTACCCTTATTCGCATAGCAATTATAACAAGGTGTATTTTTGATCTTTGCTAGTTTGGAACCAGTTATGCAGTTTTCAGTCGGTAATGAGTAAGAATCACATGGCATTTTGCTGGTTTTTGTGCAATTACCAGCGTATTCAATAGCTTCTTTTTTGGTTCTAAATAATGTTATAGTGTTCATTATTTTATCCTTGATTTATAAAGTATTTAGTAATTAATAGGATATATAAAGGGATATTATGAAAATACCCCTCTATATAACCTTTTATTACATTTGATTGATAGTCTTTACCCATGCTTTATGGCTCTCATCATATGAATTGAAGTATCTAATGCTGGTTATATTCTCATCATCATAAGAGAAGCCAATGGCATAATCGCCCTCTGCTTCTAAATCTTGCCATGTTTGAATATAAACGGCTGTTACAACAGAGGTTGCGTAAATTCTTTTTATTTGCCACTTGTCATGCTTAAGTTTAAAAGTGTCTTTTAATATTTCCATTCTGTTTTATCCTTATAAAATGAATGTAAAGTAATTTTGACAAGATAACAAAACAAAGTCAATACAATTTTTTAAATCAAACTAATAGATGTGATAAGTAAAACTTATCAGCAATAATATGGATGATAATAGAATAATAGATAGCGGAAAAATTGAGATCATTGCAGAGGTTAACAATGATGCGAATGAGAATCATTCTCAATTAAAACCCACTAAAAAGAAAAGGGGTAGGCCCGCGCACCTTGTAACGGCAACCACCCAAAATCAGGTTTATGAATTAAGTAAAGTAGGAACTAGGTATATAGACATCGCATTTATACTCGGTATCAACGATGACACCCTAGTCAAATACTACAAACCAGAGCTTGAAAAAGGTCGTATAGAAGCTAATGCTGTGATCGGCAACACACTCTATGAGAAAGCAAGACAAGGTGACACAGCATCCATGATGTTCTGGCTTAAAACCAGAGCTGGTTGGTCAGAAAAAAATGTCACAGAATTAACAGGCGAAGGGGGTGCGCCTATTAATATCAAAGTCGTAACAGGCATTGATTAGTGAACAAGGGTAGTGCCCTTTTTTACTAGCATAAAAAACGGCTATAGATTAACAAACCCCAGTACCCAAATTTTTTGCGGTACTATTTTCCAACACACACACAGGAGTAAACACATGAGTTACAAATTAACACCAGAAGTAAAATTTAACAAGAACGGCTATGAAATTCGTACAGACGTACTTGGCATGGCTAAAGATTTAGCAGTACAAGAGTTCCAAGCTAAATTTGGTGACTGGCAAATGTCAGTAGAAAAAGATAAGGATGGCAAAATTGTACACAAAGTAGCAATGCCTGACTTCCCACATTTAGATGTCATTCTTGCTAACGCTGAAAAACTCTATTCTTTTGTCAATAAGGATAAATAATGCCACTTAAAAAAGGTAAATCACAGAAAGTAATCTCTGCTAACATAAAAGCAGAGATGAAGCGTGGTAAACCACAGAAACAAGCAATTGCTATTGCTTTATCTAAAGCTGGTAAGAGCAAGTATAAGAGGAAAAAGAAATGAACGAAGAAGCAATCAGAAAATTCTTGCAATCTATAAATTTAGCTGGTAACCCACAACTAGCTAATTCAGTAGAGCAAATAAATGACCCTATTTTGCAACAGCTAATAGACAGAGGTAATACTCCATTAACAGATGAGCAAATGTCTGTTATACAAGGATTACTAGCTCCACAAGCTGGAACAATGCAGCCACAAATGTCACCAGCCATTCAACCTCAAGTAGCTCCACCTATGGGGACAGAAGAAGTTCCTTCGGCTGATTACTTAAATTATTTATTACAAACAGGTCAATTAAGACCTATGGGAAGATAACTATGGCAATCACAGAAGAAAACCATCATCAGTTTGCAAACTATCTTAATAATACAAAGAAACCTAAAAAAGATAGGACAACAACTAAAACATTACTCAAAGATGGTTTAAAGAAAATGGGCAAAAAGTATGGCAAGTAAAGGTCTGTATGCTAACATAAATGCTCGTAAGAAAAAAGGCATTTCTCGTTCTAAAAAAAATAGCACTATTTCTAAAGAAGCCTATGCTAATATGAAGAAAGGTTTCCCAAAGAAAAAAAGGAGTAAAGCGTAATGTGGTCATGGCATTTCTTTTGTGGGTTACAGTTTGGTTTTGAGTTCTACGATGATACTAAAGTAGACGATAGTAAAAATGTACATCACTATCATTTCTTTATTATAGATTTAGGTTGTATCCGTATACAACATTGTGAGAAACAAGGGGTCAATCTATAATGGCTAAAGACTCAAGATTAACTAGAGCTGGTGTATCAGGTTATAACAAACCTAAACGCACACCTAATCACCCTAAAAAATCTCATGTAGTCGTAGCTAAAGAAGGCAATAAAGTAAAAACCATACGCTT